CTGGTGCAGCCGTAGGGGGCTGAGCTACAGCCCTGCGGCCATACTCATGAATATGGCGCTGGTTGAAATGCCTGAATTATAAACGACAGGCCCCTAAGGGGCCTTTTTAATGTCTATTTTTTCTAAATAGGTTTATACCCTAAATGAAATCATGGCTGCATTCAAAATAGTACAAGAAGTGAATTCACTTATTTTACCCCTGAGCGGTGTACAAACTAGTAATCCCATTTCTCTAAAAAGTGGATATTTAAGAATCAGGGCCGAATCTGATTGTTATCTTGAAGTTGGATATACACCAGTCGGTATTAATACAATATCTAGTCTTTGGATTGATAGGGCCGAAACCTTAGTCCTTAAAGAAAACATAGCATCACAAAGAGTGGTAGGTGTTATTACTGGAACTAATACACTAATCGACTTTCCACAAGGAACTGGTTCTCCAGTAGAGGTCAATGATTATGTGAGCCTTTCTGGGATTCAACCAGTTGGAATTAATACTAATTATGCAAGAGTATCAAATATTTATACATCATCCGGTGTTGGTGGATATTATTCTACTCGTATTGCATTGGACTGGAATACATCTTCTGTCACTGGAGTCATAACGGCTACTGATTCTGCAGAAATTAGGAAAGCCGTTAAGGTATCGGCTCTTGATGGTGGTTTTGGCCCCAACAAAGTTCATATTACAGAAATTCAAATCGCATCAGAGGCATAAAAATGAAACTAATCATCGAAGAAGCAGAATCAGTAAAATACATTACCGAAGAAATTAACGGTAAAAAGGCTCTTTGTATTGAAGGAAATTTTCTTATGGCCAATGAGCCAAATAGAAATAATCGAGTATATCCAATGAAAATTCTTAGAGATGCAGTGAATACCTATACTAAGAATTTTATTGAATCAAAAAGATCTCTAGGTGAACTTAATCATAATTCCATTCCAGGAGTAGATCTAACAAAAGTATCTCATATGATTACCTCTCTTAAAGAGAATGGTAATTATTTTTATGGTAAGGCCCGAATTCTAAACACCCCAATGGGTAAAATTGCTCAGGGTCTGATTGATGAGGGGGTAGTTCTTGGAGTCAGTTCACGGGCTCTGGGTAGTGTTAAACAAACTAACGAAGGATATTCCGTAGTTGGTCCGGATCTTGTTATTAATTGTGTGGACATTGTTCATGATCCTTCTGTTGGTGCCGCCGCATTTGTCAATGGCATTTATGAAGGAAAAGAATGGATTTATGACTCCGCAAAGCAAGAATATGTCGCAATGAATATTAAAAACAAGATTGAACGTGACGTAGTAAGCAAAAGATTGAGTGAAGAGCGTATGATTATGCATTTTGAGAACTACTTGAACATGCTCTGATGCTAAATAACTCTATTAAAGTGTCAACTTTTCTAAATAATAATAGATTAAATACAACTGTTAAGGAGACTTTTTAAATGGCTCGCAAGCAACAACTAGATGAAATGGAAGCAAAGAATCCCCAGTCTAAGACTGCGGTGAATGCAAATGCCAAGCCAGGCGATCCAATGCCCAAACTCACCACTGGTATTCCTGATGGTCAAACAGGCAGCTGGGAAGATCTTGGTGGCCCAACTCCAGAAAATGCCAAGCCTGATGACGACAGCGCAAAACTCAAGGATCCCGCTTCAAACATTAAGCGAGTTGCCGAGATTATTCGCGGTCGTAAAGGTTCACAAGAAGGTGATGTGGCAATGTCAAAAATGTCTCTTCCTGAAGAGGATGATCATGACGAAGAGGATCTCGTAACTGAGGAATCATGCGAAGATGATGAAGAAAAAGATGAAGATGAAGAAAAGCATGATAAGAAAAAGAAAAAAGAAGATGACGAAGATGAAGATGAAATGAAAGAAGACTTCGACATTGATAAAGATGTCGAGGCTCTTGTAGGTGGCGAAGATCTTTCCGAAGAATTCAAAGAAAAGGCCAAGACCATCTTTGAGGCCGCACTTCGTTCTAAAGTCTCCGAGATCAAAGAATCTCTAGAAGAGAGCTATACCCAGGCTCTTCAAGAAGAAGTTCAGGCTATTGCCGAAGAACTACAGGAACGTGCTGATTCCTACCTAGAATATGTTGCAGACGAGTGGATGCATGAGAATCAGCTAGTAATCACTCGCGGAATCAAGGAAGAACTCACCGAGTCATTCCTTGTCAATCTCAAGAATCTTTTTGAGCAACATTATGTGTCCATGCCTGATGAGAAATATGATGTTCTTGAGAACATGGTGACTAAACTAGATGAAATGGAAGATAAACTCAACGAGCAAATTGAGAAAAATATTCAACTTAGCAAGCGTCTCTGTGAGGCTGTTGCTGATGGAATCTTTGATGATGTTGCTGAGGGTCTAGCCGAAACTCAGAAAGAAAAGCTCGCTTCACTTGCCGAAAGTGTTGAGTTTGAAGGTGAAGATCTTTATCGTGAAAAACTAGAGACTCTACGGGAATCTTATTTCCCCGCGAATTATGTCTCTCCAATCGCTCACTCTGAAGTACTAACCGAAGATACCGAATTTGTTGCACCTGAGTCTTACTCAAATTCAATGGATCGTTATCTCAGAATGGCTTCAATGATAGCTAAAAATTGATTTCAATATTTAAATCAAACCCAAACTTTTAAACTCTAAAGAGGTAAACGCAAAATGCTTCAACTTAACGAAAGCCAATTGCAGGAAAAGTGGGCTCCGCTTCTGAACTTTGACGGCCTTGATCCCATCAAGGATGCTCATCGCAGAAAGATCACCGCTATCCTGCTAGAAAACGCCGAACATGATCTTCGGGAAACCAATTCTTTCAACAATGGACTTCTTCTAGAAAGTCCTACTATTGCTAATGCCCCTGGTGCATCTGGTGGTTTTAGCGGCTCAGCCGATGCTGCTGGTCCAGTAGCCGGTTTTGACCCAATTCTAATCAGCATGATTCGTCGTGCTATGCCTAATCTTGTGGCCTATGATCTGGCTGGTGTACAGCCCATGACTGGTCCTACTGGTCTAATCTTCGCCATGCGCTCTCGCTATGAAGGCCAAAGTGGTGATGAGACCTTCTTCGATGAAGTAGACACCTCATTCTCTGCTCAAAACAGTGGTCGTAGCCTGACTGCCGGTATCACCTCTGCCATCTCTGGTATGGGTACTACTGCTGGTCAACTTGGCACCAATCCTGGTCTACTTAACCCAACCGGTTCAGCCAATCAGGCTGCATATAACCTAGGTCAGGGTATGGTAACCGGTGATGCTGAGAATCTTGGCAATGGTGATAATAATCAGTTCAACGAAATGAGCTTCTCGATTGAGAAAGTTCTTGTTGAGGCTAAGAGCCGCGCTCTCCGGGCTCAGTACACTCTAGAAATGGCCCAGGATCTCAAGGCGATTCATGGTCTTTCTGCCGAAGCCGAGCTGGCTAACATTCTGTCTACCGAAATTCTTGCCGAAATTAACCGCGAGGTTATTCGTACCATTTATAAGGTAGCCGAACAAGGTGCAGCCGTAAACACTTCTACTCCTGGTATTTTTGACCTTGATATTGACTCCAACGGTCGTTGGTCAGTTGAGAAGTTTAAGGGTCTAATCTTCCAGATTGAGCGTGATGCAAACGCTATCGCCCAGCGTACTCGTAGAGGGAAGGGTAACGTAATCATGTGCTCTGCTGACGTAGCCTCCGCGCTAACCATGGCTGGTGTACTTGATTATACTCCTGCTCTAAATGCTAACCTAAACGTAGACGATACTGGCAATACTTTTGCTGGCGTTCTTATGGGTAAGTACCGTGTATACATTGATCCTTATTCTGCCAACGTAAGTGCTAATCAGTATTATGTTGTTGGTTACAAGGGTTCTTCACCTTATGATGCGGGGATTTTCTATGCTCCATATTTGCCACTGCAAATGGTTCGTGCTGTAGATCCTAAGACTTTCCAGCCTGCTATCGGATTTAAGACTCGTTATGGCATGGTCGCAAACCCCTTCGCTGAGGGCTTGGATCAAGGCCTGGGCCGTCTGAAAATCAATAGCAACCGCTATTATCGTAGAGTTTCCATCCGAAACTTATCTTAATATCTAAAACCTTAGCTAAAACTAGCCAATATAAAGAGGTGGGAAACCACCTCTTTTTCATTTGCAATAAAATTATGACTAAAGTTTTTACAAAAGAAACGAGCAGAAGAAGCAAACAGTAAATGTTGGCTTATTATTGCTCCAGATGGAACTGAAGAAATTATTGTAAATCTTTCAAAATATTGTAGAGAACGAGAA